CGCCGCGTATATACAGGAAGTGGATCGTCGAAGTGGACGGCGAGTGGCTGACAACGCAGGAGACGAGGGAGCGGCTGGGCATCGACAGGCACGAAATATACAAACTGATCGAGCGCGGCAAGCTCAACGCCAGACAAGTGGAGCAAATGAGTTAAAAAACATATCAAAGGAGGACATAAAAAATGAAATTAGGAGAACTACCATTCGGAAGCAACATCAAAATCCCCGAGCGCCGCGAGGATGGAACCTACGAGCTGGCTGACTACACCCTTGGTTGCCTCAATAATTTTGACGTGGGCACCGCAGGGCTTATCCGCGAGGAGATACACAGCCTGTGCCGGTTCGGCGGCAGCACGGAGTACGCCGGATCAGACCTGGACAAACGCATGACGGAAATATACAACAGCTACCCCGATGAACTTAAAGAGCTGATTATCCCCTGCACGTTCTCACTGTATAACGGCAGAGGCGCTGAGGGCATAACTCGCAAAGTGTTTGCCCCCACGTTGACCATGGTAGGCTGCGGCAAAAATGAAGGAGTAGAAGAAGGCTTAACATGGCCTATATTCACGGGAAGAAAGAGCCGCAAAAAGACCTTTAACGGCTCGGCGGCCGTCTGGTGGCTTTCCTCGCGGTACTCCTCTGGCAACGCGTGGTGCGTCTTCACGGACGGCTCCGCCTACTACAGCTTCCCGTCGCACTCGTACGGGGTTGTCCCCGCTTTTGTAATCCCTCAATCGGTACAGATTGACGACACACCGGATAATGACGGCAGCTACAGATTGACGGAGCTGCAAAGCTATTGCTCGTAAAAGACTGCGAAAAAACATATCAAAGGAGGACAAGCAAAGTGGAAACAACTGAAAGGACATTCGGCGTTTGCCGCTACTGCGGGCAACTGCTCAATATCAAGAGCTATTTGGCCCTACACCCAAACATCGACGACCCGGACGAGGACGGGATAGCTACCCTCATATGTGACTGCAAGGAGGCCAGACGCGACCGTGACACTCATGAGGCTGCCCTTCGGGGAGAGAGCGACCGCATCGAAGCCCTGCAAAAGGCAGAGGACGTGATCGAGGAGCTTTTTGCAGGCAACCCGCACCAGAAGCGCATAGCCGTGGACGAGCAGACGCGAGAGATATTGCGGCAGCTTGCCGAGCGGGTGTACGGCGGATTTGTGGATAAAGC